ACAGTTTAATGATAAATTACTATCATCTGGCACTCAAGCAAATCGTCCAAGTAATCCGTCTAATGGTCAAGCATATTATAACACTACAACGGGTCGATTAGAATTATATAATACACAAGGTGGATGGCATAGCGCAGATTTATCAGGTGCACAGTATGATATTGAATATTTAGTTGTAGCTGGCGGCGGTGGCGGTGGCGGTGACCTAGGAGGTGGCGGTGGAGCTGGTGGTTATATATCATCTAGTAATACTGTTACAGTTGGAATAGATTATTCTTTAATTATTGGTGCTGGAGGTGCCGGTGGGGGAATTGTAAGATATTCTTCAATAGGAGTTCAAGGAGATAATTCATCTGCATTTAGTTCGACTGCGGTAGGTGGTGGATACGGTGGTACTTATGGTAATGGAAATACCTCACTCCAAAATGGTGGATCTGGAGGTTCTGGTGGTGGTAGTGGATCGGGTGATGCAGGTAATACATCAACCGGTGGTGCACGCACTTCAGGCCAAGGCCAGGTTGGTGGAACTGCTTATATGGGAAGTCCATATAATGGTGGAGGTGGAGGTGGAGCAGGAGCTGCTGGAGCAAATGCTACTAGTTCAGCCGCTGGTAATGGTGGTAATGGATTACAATGGTTAGATGGTAATTATTATGCAGGAGGTGGTGGAGGTGCTACTTTTGCTACTTCTAATCCAGGTGCAGGTGGGCTTGGAGGTGGATCTGCCGGGGGAATAGGTTCGGCTGTACCAACTGCTGCAACAGTTAATACCGGCGGTGGTGGTGGTGCTGGTGCTTATATTTCAGGGTCAAGGCCTCCTGGTGGTGCTAATGGCGGATCAGGAATAGTTATAATAAGATATACAGGTTCACAAAGAGGAACCGGTGGAACAGTTACAGAATCTGGTGGATATACATATCATACATTTACATCATCAGGTACATTTACAGCATAGTATAAATAATATAAAGAACAATTAGGAAACTAGAATGGCTGTTACAACACGACAACAATTAATAGAATACTGCCTAAGAGACTTAGGCGAGCCAGTTGTTGAGATTAACATCGATGATTCTCAAATAGAAGATCGTGTTGATGAAGCACTTGAATACTGGAGACAATATCACTTTGATGGTATTGAAAGAGTTTACTTAAAACAAAAAGTGACTGCATCTGAAATGCTTATGGCATCTCCGATTGCTGGCTTTACACTTAATGAAAAAGTAACTGGTCAAACTTCAGGTGCTACCGCAAATGTAACTCGAGAAATTGATCAAACAATACGAGATTTCAGAGAATCAAGTGGTAATACACTGTTAGTTAAAGATTTTAATGGTGACTTTACTCCAGGTGAAACTGTAGTGGGTGAATCTTCTGGTACAAGTGTAGTATTAACATCAGTGACTAAAGGTACATACGATAACAAATATTTTGATTTACCTGATTTAGTATATGGTGTTAATCGTATTATTCCATTTGCTGCTGCATCAACATCTAAAAACTTATTTGATTTACAATATCAATTAAGATTAAATGATTTATATGACTTAACATCAGTTTCATTAATCTATTACAAACAAGTAATGCAACATATTGCTTTATTAGATTTAGAATTAAATGGTCATCCAATCTATCGATTTAATCGTATGCAAGGTCGTTTATTCTTAGATATTAATTGGGGCGCAGACATTGCCCTTGGAGAATATATTATTGTTGAATGTTATAGAGCATTAGATCCTGCAGAATGGACTAAAATATGGAATGAACCATGGTTGAAGAAATATACAACTGCTCTTATTAAACGCCAATGGGCAACAAACATTAAGAAATTTACAGGTATTTCATTACCAGGCGGTGTAACACTTGATGGTAATGCTTTATTTGATGAAGCTAATAACGAAATTTCACAATTAGAAGATGAGTTAATTAATAAATCAGCTCCACTTGAATTCTTTTTAGGATAACTAATGCCACGTTCAGTATATTTCAGTCACGGCACTAGGTCAGAACACTTACTACATGAAGATATTATTGTAGAATCTATTGGCATATATGGTCAAAATTTCTATTATATTCCACGAGAACTTGTAGCAAAAGATGAGATCTTAGGTGAAGATAGACTTTCAAAGTTTAAGAAAGCATTTGCGATTGAAATGTACTTAGAAAATGCAGAAGGATTTGAAGGCCAAGGTGCATTTATACAACGATTCGGCGGTATGATGATGGAACAATCTGCTACATTAACTGTAGCAAGAAGACGTTGGGAACAATTAGTAGGAAGATTTGGTGCAACAACAATACCATCACGACCAAATGAAGGTGACTTATTATATTTCCCTTTAACAGATGGTTTATTTGAAATTAAGTTTGTACAACATCAAGATCCTTTCTATCAAATTGGTAAACTCTTTGTATATAAACTTGAAGTTGAACTCTTTCAATATGCTTCTGAAAGAATGGAAACTGGTGTTAAACAGATTGATGACTTCGAAACACTTAAATCATTTAGTACAGATGTTGTAAAGAATGGTACAATAAGAGAAATAAGAGTGACAAACCGAGGTATAGGATATAATACAGCTCCAACAGTTGAAATTTCTGCGCCACAAGCAGCGCAATCTACTGCATTAGCAGTTGGAACTGTAGTTAATGGCGCATTAAACGCTATTGAAGTTACTTATGGAGGTGTTGAATATACATCTACACCAACAGTAACAATTAGTGATCCAGATACAGGATCTGATACTGCAACAGCATTAGCCTCAGTTTCTAACAATAAAGTTACAAGTATATCAATTATAAATCCTGGTTCTGGTTATGCTTCAGCTCCAACAATTACAATTGATCCACCTCCATTATATACAACTGCTTCTGCAACAGCTATACTTGGAGATCAAGCTGGTGTTAACACTACAGAAGTTGTAAGGATTCGTATTGATAATCCAGGATCTGGATATACATCAGCGCCTACAGTCACATTAACAGCAACAGATGGTGGTACACAAGCTACAGCAGTTGCTTATATTGAGAACTTAGATAATCAGGATTCCTTTGGTGATAATAATAAATTTAAAGAAGAAGGTGCTGATATCCTATTCTCAGAAGATAATCCATTCGGAGAAGTTAACTAATGTTAAACGATCAAATATATTACCATGGTGCAATAAGAAAAAGCATTGTTGCTTTTGGTCGTCTATTCTCTGATATTAGAATTCAAAGAGCAAATAATGATGGTCAAGTCGAACAAACAATTCAAGTACCATTAGCATATGCTCCAAAAGAAAAATGGTTAGTAAGAGTAGATGGAGATCCATCTCTAAATAACTATACATATGTTTCATTACCAAGAATGAGTTTTGAAATTGTAAGTTATGCTTATGATCCAACAAGAAAAACAAATAAACTAAATAAGATTACATGTGAGAATTTAAATGGTACTAATAAGAAATCAGTATTTAGTCCTGCTCCATATAATATTGACATTAGTTTATATATTATTACAAAAACACAAGAAGATGGTATGCAAATCTTAGAACAGATCTTGCCGATATTCACACCTGAATATACATTGGCAGTTAATGCATTACCAGCTTTAGATATTGTACAAGATGTTCCTGTGATTTTACAATCAGTACAAGTAAACGACGAATATGATGGTGATTTTCAGACAAGGCGGTTTGTTACTCATACACTGAACTTTCAGTTGAAGACAAACGTTTATGGTTATGTTAATGAACAAGGTATTATTACAACAGTTAATGCTAATCTTTCAGAACCTATAAACACAAAATATACAGCAACCCAGCCTTCGCCTGATGATCCACTCACAGAGAACTGGGAAGCTCAATTTTAATGGCACAAGTTTATTTAGGTAATCCTAATTTAAAAGCAGCGGGTGTAACGGTACCATTTACAGAAGAAGATGTTATAGAACTTCGTAAATGCCGTAAAGATCCGATCTATTTTATTGAGAACTATTGTAAGATTATTACACTAGACCATGGTCTACAACCATTTAAATTATATGATTGTCAACGTGAAAAGGTTAAAATAATACATGAAAATCGTAAAGTCATTCTTATGGAAGGTCGGCAGCAAGGTAAAACTACCACAAGTGCTGCGTACATTCTATGGTACACTATATTTCAAGAT